CCCAAGCCTCAGATACGTCAGTTTTGAATCTTATTGTTTCCGACACCTGATTTTGTGGCTTTTCCTTGATTACTAGATTTCTTTGGAAAAGGACGGATAATGAGGCACCTTGGTACCGCAAAACTACCGATTGCGACGACGCCCTTCCCGGTTCTAAGAATTTTACGGTTATGGTTATCGCGTCATGCGCCTTGATTGTCAAATCGTTGGCCGCGAGTTCCGCCGCGTTAGACAGTGCCACCTGATTTAGCCAAGTTACCTCAAACGTGTCATCTTCAAGAGGTACCGTTAGTGGGCCGGTTACCGCCTTACCTGTAGCATTATAGATGGTTACATCAAAAGTGCTGGCGAAAGCCACTCCTTTCAGATCTAGTTCAAGCGCTGCATCTAGGAAGTACTGATTACTGAAGTATAGCTCTCCGAAAGTGGGCATATGACCTACCTCTTGTACACGTAGCTGGCCCAGCCAGAGTGTTCATCAATGTTGAGAGACCTTTGCTTACCGCCTGTTACTAATTTCTTGTAAACAGGGCGGTACACATACGTATCTTCACCCAAAGTCGCCTCTGTAATAATCTGGCCAGCAGTCTCCGTGCCCCTCCAAACTCCCGGGAATTCTCCTAGCATCATGTACGATGCTTTGTGGAAACCATATCGAGAATTGCGTTGTAATCGGGTCTCCCCTACGGTGACGTAATCTACCTCCAGAATAGGCTGAACGCTGGGGCTAGATGTGTTGATGATGTCGAACCGAACGTGAAAGATTGCTTGGCCCGATCTATTATCCAACCAGTTAGGGTGTGTGGTAGGGTTGTAACTCAGGGTCACCCATTTGCCGTCACGAAACCCATCCGGTTCAGGGAGTGTGATCTGCGTTGTTTCGCTGAATCGTGAAGTCCCGCTTGTCCATGCTGGGACTGTCCAGTACATCTTCCCCTCCCAGTTTGCGGAAGGGGTGGCCTCCCGTCGCAGACGTACTCTGATCTCCACCCGGTCATAGTGGGCGGTTGGAGTGTAGTTCATGGCGATGCCACTGTTGCTGTTGCCTATGTTTAAGCCTGAGTCGTTAGCTGTCCCCGTTAAAACTAACAAACCATTCTCTAAGGCCGTACTGGATCCAAAACCGCTAATGTTAGCGTCAGCGAACATGTCAGGGGCATAGAATTGAGGATCGGGTGGGGGAGAAATCCCGGCCATCCGAGTTTGCACAACTTCCGGCCGAGGGAGTTGGGTGAGTATGGCGTGCGTCTTCGCGAACGGACTTATGTAGTAAGACTTAGTTTCAGCGAGATTTAAAATTCCTAGGGGCACCGGTCCTGGCCGCAAAGGGTAGTAGGTGCGCCCCCGTGCCCCTCTCATTCCGTATGAATGCCCCCCGGTAAAGTCGTTCAAACCAGCTTGAATGGAATACCGGGCACTTGCTAGGGTCCTAGTTGCACCAGTGGCCGGGCCATATTGGTTGTCGTGAGAGGTCCCGGTGGGTCCGTACCCATTCCGGCCCCCTGCTACTTCTTTGAAAGAATTCGTCCCCGAGTCACTGATTGATGCAGTCATGATGCAAGGGTTCTTCCAGCATTCCCCAGCATCGCTGTACGAGAAAGGGTACTGGTATGTATCCGATCCATATGCATCGGTGTGAGGGCCAGTTGTACCTAGGAAAAGCCCCGAAGGGATAGCCGAGCCCTGAAGCACCGCCGCATTGCCCGAAACGCGCCCCATCCACCAATGAGATCTAGGTTTATTATACTCTTGGTAATTGCCCTTGGTGTTGAGTACCATGTGGAAATACTCATTTCCGCGCGTTGCATCTCCATAGAATTCGTACTCAACTCCGGCATTAAAATCTAATCGGCCAGATCTAGGAAGCCAGCCCTCTGCTATTTGAACGGGGGTGAGTTCGTCACCGTTCCACAGGTTGCTAGAAAAAGAACCGATTGGGGTTTGCTCAGGGCGTTGTAATGCAGTGGGACTAAGAAGGCCCGAAGCATATGCGCCGCCGTAGGTTGATGGTAAAGCGAAAGTAGCATCTTGATCGGTGCTTCCCGTCGTCCGATCGTAGGAGCCTTTAACGATGGCAGTGAACGTCTGAGCGGTGCTATCTACTGCGGTTACTTCTAGGATGTGCCGAACTGTGGCATTCTCCTTAAAGATAATAGCAGAACCGACCGCTACGTTTAGCAAAGCAGAGCCCGCAGCATACGTTACGGTACCGCTGTAAGTGCTCACGCCTGCGACGACACTTAACGTGGCAGTGACATTACCCAGCAGAGTTCGCATACTTACCGATTCGTCCGAGACATAGTACGCCTGATAATTAGTGACGAACCGCCCTTGCAATGTGTCAAGCAATTGGCCGACTATTACGGTTTCCGAAGACAAGTTGTTCATGCTAAGACCATTTATAAAGTCAAAGATGTAGGTAGCTCCGGTATCTTTATGTTGAAACGCGACAGTGCCAGAACTGTCCGAAAACGGGCTAGCGCCATATGTATTCCCAAAGGGGTCACTGAAGTTTCCGAGCGTACGGACAGCAAAGCCGCGCATGGCTCTCCTGAACTCGTCAATTGAAGTTGCGGTGCCTGTGGCGTAAGGCATGGGGGTTATCTCCTTACAGCGGGTTGAGGTCGAAAAATAGGTTACCTGAGTTATCATAAGCCAACCCGTCAACTACGTTAAAGTAGGGTGGCGTGAAATTGCTATGGCCAATGACCATCCGATATGTGCGGTTTTTAATCACGAACTCCGATCCGGCGGGGTACACTGTGGTTCCTGTGTTGGCATAGAAGTCAATCTCTGGCCCCCAATACAATCCGGGCAACTCGCCTATATTCTCATACACAGGGGTAGACCCGGAACCCGTGTTGGTGCTTGGTAGCAAAAGCGAGGCGGGTTGGTTAAACTCTGACCCGGTCTGTGCTGTGCCATCTTGATAGGTCCAAGTATGATGATCGGGAGCTACTTGTGTCAGAGTTATGGGTTCAATGTTTGGCGTACCGCCTGGGTTGGACATATGAATCCCAAGTGCCATGGACGGGTTTGAATAGCCCACCACAGGATCCCACGAGACAGCCTCCCTGCCTTGGTCAAAAGCTGTAGTAAGCTGCCTTGCGCGGTCGTCGGGCGTCCCGATGTTAAGGGTTCCGATGTTATCTACCCCTTGATAATTGTCAGAATGAGCCAGGCCCGCAGCATTTGTATCGATTACGTCCAGCAGGGGAACTGCTGGAGAATTTATTGAGGGCATGAACAGCTTCGTATACTTCGGTTGGTTATACGTTCCTGAGGCGGACGCTTCCATTCGGAACTGGCGAGATAGGATAAAAGGCATACGCGCAGTGAACTGCCCATTAGCTCTCATACCTGCTACGCGACCACTCAGTGCCCAAACGTCATCAACGGGTTCCGTTAAGGTGCCCCGAGACGCCCTCCAGAAAGGCCGTACAGAATCATTTCCTACCCTTGATGCGCTCCCACCGACCTTGCCTAAGAAAGCCATAGGGTGTGGGTAGTCCTCCATGGTCTCATAGGGCTTGAACATGCCAAAGAAAACACAATCATCTCGTTCAGCGTAGGTGGCATTAACGGTTCCAGAGGGCATATCTGCTACTTGAGCTAAAATCCGCACGTAGCCGTTGCCCCGGATCATTGTGAATTTATTAGGATTAAAATTCGCAGTCCCCCCGCCTGAAGTAGAAGATCGACCACAGTCCATGGACGCAAAGATCGAGTTGCCGGTGGGTCCGTATGTGTCTGCTCTCCAAAACGCCCCCGAACATACAGTCTGGTTGTTACTAATGGTAGCTGTTGGCAGCACTAACAACTCAGTGATCCAAGTGATAAACGCAATGCCTTGCATGTCATAGTCGCTTAGCGGGGCAGTAGGGTCAACAGTAGCACCCCGGCCTCCGTCATAGAACAGAACACTGTGGGATGTGTTGTTCTGGATGCCATCACTTCTATTGCTACGAGTTACCTCAGCCCAATTGTACGCCGGGGTATACTCCGGCTGTCGGATTGTAACGTCTATGAAATCGTTGTACGGGCCTGTTCCGGGGACGCCGGAAAAGCCAACAGGGTCCCTAATGGCGACGGAGAAAACAAAGTTCCCTTGGTCGTCATAGAAGTCAGTGCAAGCGTCATAAGGGGCGTCCAGCCTTCCGGTGTTGGCCTCATCTCGCAGATTGATGTTATCACCTTCTAGGTTATCCCCCTGTATAAAAAAGCTAGATGCTGTTAGGTAGATCCGGTAAGTGCCTACGGCCAGAGACCTATCGCCCGCGCTTCTATTCTGCTGAAGGCGATCGGAGAACGTTGAATAAGCCGATGCAGTACTGACGGATGGACGAGTAGCCGCATCCGCACGGGTAACCGAAGTCTCAACTACCTCAAGCTTCGCTGTAGCTGATGGGTTGCCACCTAACGTGACCGAGATGGAATTGTAATCAACAATAGGTGCGCCTAGCATAAACTGCATTAGGTTATTGGCGAAAGCTTGCGTCCCCGATACAGCCGGCCCAAAAAAGGACGAAAAAGGCCTGCTGACCGCTAGGGAGTTTGCGATCGGGCTGGCAAAGTATCTGCTTGGGACGGTTACTGTAAATTTATCTTCCATGGTATTCTCCGGGGGTTGCTATGCCATGCCTCTCATAATCTCTGGATTACGTTGCATTACATTCAAGATAATGTTTTCGCCCTCTTCGGAACCCATGGCGTTCAGGGTGTTCTCGGCGGAATCCACGTTGACGATGGTAACCTGCGGCTTTTGGCCGCCCATCATGTTTGCCGTTTCCTTGTTACTCTTGATTGAGCCGCTCTTCGGTGGGACAAAAAGCTCTGGGCCACGCTCTCCGACCACATAAGGCTGACCGCCTGAAACAGGGCCGCCTGCCGCTCTACTGCCAAGGCCCATTAATGCGAGCGCCCCTTCGCCGCCAACCGCTTTGATTACCATGATCAGAGCCATCATGACCGTCATTTGTACGATCATCTGCGTGATCATGGTGAGAAATGACATGCCCAGCTCTTTGAAGTTCGCCTTGCCGGTCGTCGCCATCTCAGTGATTGCATTACTCAAGCCTCCAATTCCCGCTGCCGTGATACTCGCGATGTTGGCCCCGAGATCCAGGGCAGGGCCTGCAACGCTCGCAAAGCCCTGCTCCATCGACGCGAACATACCCTCACGCAGCTGCGCGCCGGTCAGCTCCCCTTCGAGGAGACTGTTGTTCATGGTCTCCATGTCCCGGGTGTTCTGCTTTATGGCCTCTTGCTGCTCAATCCGACGCTTAAAGGCTGCCTCCATCTCGTCAAGCTGCTCCGCAGAGACGCCCCCCATGTTGCCGTCGCCTTGGCGAGCCGCTTTAAACGTCGCCAGTCCCTGTGTCTTTTCCTCTCCTAGTTGCAGGATCTCGCCCTGCGTTCCGCCGAGTGAGGTCAGGCCCTGAAAAATCTGCTGTCCCTCAAGGGCCGCGGCTCGCTTTTTCATTAGCTCGATATCCTTCTGGGATATTTCCTTGTTGTCTTTCGCCTGTTCCTCGATCTTTTGTAGGGAAAGTCTATAACGTTCGTTAGCTTGCGTAACCGCGTCCAGCGAGCCGAGTGACTGTCCGAGGATTTGTAGTCTTTCCTTTTCTAGGTCTTGAGTATCACGAACGGAGTCTGCATTATCCTCCTGCGCCTTTTTTAACCGCTTTGTAAATGCAGTTAGGTCGGCCATCTTTACGCCCGTGGCCCCTAGCAGAATTTCGAGACTTTTGTAAGCCTGAGAGCTGGTGTCAAGGTCGCCAGTAACCTCGTTGAATTCCTTCGACACCGGAATCAAGCGGATTAGATCGTTTCCTACGCCCTGAAACAGTCTCCGCATATCCGCGAGCTGTTCTTGGGTCAATCCCCCTGTCTGGATTACTACGTCACTATATGTAGACCCGATCCGTTTTAGGTCATCCATCAGGGAATCGACAGGCCAGTTAGCATCATACTCTGCCTTGAAGTCGGTGATGGCGACTTTGGTCAGCTCAGCCATACTGTTCGACACATCTTTCAGGGCTTGTCGTTTAGCGGCCAGCTCATCATACGCAGCAACAAGTTTATAGAGACCATCCGCCAGAGAGTCGAACGCTAGTTGTTGTTCTAGGGGCAGCAACCCAGTCGTCTTCATAGCTGATTTTGACACTGCCTCCAGAGCAGACTCAAAGGCAGATTTCTGTCTCATATAGGCTGCGTCGATAGCGTCATCCATACTGGCGTAATCGCCCTGCTTAACCTGAATGTCTCCTAATTGAACCGATTGATTAGCTTTGACTTTAAGGCCAGCAAACTCTTTTAGAGCTTCCGTATTCTGGCCGACCATGTCGTAATGCTCTTTCCAGAACTCTATGGCGTCTTGATTGTTATTGGCAATATCAGCCAGGGCCGTCGAAGCGTTCTCCAGCTCACTGCGCATGGGCTTCAGGGCTTTCTTCTCCGTTTCGGAGGTTGCCTTGAAGTAAGTATATGTGGCACCCGCGGCCAAGACCGCTCCCGCAGCAAGTTTGGCATAAGGATTCGGGATCCTAGCGAGCAAGCCAGCTAAGGTTCCCGCCTTAGTAACTTCCGTAGTAAGACGGGCCGTACTTGTAATCAGCTTTGACCCGGCGTACGCAACACCCAAAGCAATGATCATGTCCTTGAGCTTTTCGAGCTGGCCTGTAAACTCCTGCGCCAACGGGCCGCCGGTCGCAAACGATCGGTTGAGTTCGGTGACGAAATCGACGACTCCCTTGACTGCATCACCTAATGTTTCCCCCGCTCCACTCAACTTGGACAGGGTGTCTATAAGGATTGTACCTTCCCGCTTGAGACTGATAAACTGATCCGCGATCGGAAACTTAAATTTGGCAAACTTCGCGTCCAGATCCTCGATTGAATTGCCAAGCGCGTCCTTCATGACCGTCGCGGTGATCTTGCCTTCCTTACCGAGAGCACGAAGCTCACCGACCGCAACGCCCATTGAGTCCGCGAGGATCCGAGCGATCATCGGAGTCTGCTCCAAGATCGAGTTGAGTTCCTGACCCGAAAGTCGGTTGGCGGCGAGTGCCTGACCGAACTGCCGCAGAGCGCCGGTTGCTTCCTGTGCGGTCGCGCCAGAGAGCTTGGTCGCCTTGGCGAGGTTGCTGACCATGACAGTGACTTGCTCATTAGACAAGCCAACTTGGTCTGCGGACATGGAGACGCGTTGCATAACGTCTGCAACGCCGCTCATCTCCATGTTCATGGTTCGCGCCACCGAAACAACCGTTGCCATTCGGTTGGCGGCTTGGTTCTGGTCTCGTGCGAACACCCGGCTCTTATTGCCAAGGTTCGTCATCTCATCGGAAGCGCGAATGACCTGCCGGGCCATACCAACGGCAGCAAGGCCGACCGAGGCCAGCCCGACTACCAGACCCTTCATCTGTCGGGAGACTTTACGTGCTCCCATCTGCTTGACTTTGATGAGTACGGTATGCGTATTCATGGCCATTACTTACGCCCCTTCCCGCGCTTGGCGGTGAGCTTTACGTCGTGCATCTTAAAATCAAGATAAGACAACGCCCGCTGTATGCCCGTCCTAACAAAATTGCTAGGTGCCTGAGTGCTAGATCCATTTTCGAGAAGGCCGATATAATGAACGCCATTGGCAATCGAGGCTTCCTCCTCATCCCCGCGGAGCTTACGGATTTCCAGCTCCGGGTCAGGCTCATCGTGTAAGAAGGCTTCGCCCGGATCGGTGAAGTCTCCTTTGAGGTCGGGTGATATGTTCCATCCGTTGACGGCTCTGCGGGTTTTCCTAGGAGTGCCTAGGGGCGGAACATCTTGGACCTCGTAGATGATGTAGGCGGCTGCCTCTTTAACCATCCCTAGCGCTTTCTGCTCGATCTCCTCAAACTCGTCTTCGAGATCCTTAACTACTAGCGGGATTGGTTTGGCCATGTCAGCTCCTCTTGCGTTCTGCTTTTTTACGTTCTCGTTCTATCTCTTCAGAGCATATTTGAATGTACTTTGAATCTAATGAGGCCAGGATGTACATAAAATCTTCGTACATGTCTTCATACCTAGTAAGGCCGAGAACTACCGCGTAGCGATGTGCCGCCGTCCAGGGGATGGATGCCGGTCCAGCGGAAGTGAAGTGTCTGTCCCGAGAAAGGTCCCAAAAATAACGAATGAATAGTTCGTCCTCGACATCTAAGTCTGGAGGTAGCATGGCGGGCGGAGGGGGCTTGCCCTGCTCCGCCGCAGCCTCGATGATCGGGGCAGCCTTTTCACCATACATCAAAGACCATTCAAGGAACCCGACTATTTTCCCGTTCGCTCCTCCCGGTCTGCCGCGATAAAGTTTGCAATGTCAGATGCTTCGTCTTGGATCATCTGTCGTAGCGTAGGCAGTTCCATTAAGAGACTAATCGCAGTCTCCGTCGAATACTTCATCTCTTTACCCTCGCGGTCGGTGACGCCACTCCAGCCAAGGATGACCGTGTCGGCCAGGGCTTGACACAGAATGCGTTCAGCCTGCTCATCCTTCATCGTGCCCTTCTGCATCGCGTACTTATAGGGCTTCATGAGGGCGTTCAGCTTCGTGCCGAACTTCTTGTTTTCGCCTCCGGCACGGGCAAGTTCGAAGGAGATCTTCGCATCGCCGTCCTGAAGCTCAAGGGTAAAGCTCTCCGATTCGTCGAGCTTGTCTTCATCGAAAATTTCATATAGGTTCATTGGGGGTTTCCTTTGTTGGGGTTAAATGGTGGGGAGCCCTAAGGCTCCCCACCCAAAACGGTCCAGGCGGTAGCGAGCGCCTTTGCCGTTTATGCCGCGAAACGAGTAATTTTCAAGGTGTAGCCGTCAGCCGTGGCTGATGGGCCTGATTTTCGAATCGCCTGATAGCCGAGGTTAAGCATAACATCCTCGTTCTTGCCAGAGACTTCAGGTACGCCTTCAGAAAACTTGATAGCAGGCATCTCAAAGATCAAAGCGGATCCGTCGCTAGACGCAAAGCCGAAGCTAAGACTAGTCTCAGTATTGTTAAGAAGCTTTTCTAGGAGTACATTATCCTCGAAGTACACCGAGAGTTGGCCCGTGACGTTGAATTCACCTGAACCAATTGATTGCGCCCCTTGCACGCCAACCACGTTCCGTTCTCGCAGGTTGTTAGAAACCTCCATCGTCAGTTCTGTACAAACCTGCAAGCCAGGAGTTCCAGCCTCACCGATAGTCGCAACGTTATTGGAAGCGTTGAAAGGCGTAGTAGCTATATCCGCGCCGGTAGAAATAGTGCCGGGTCGTGACGTAGTCGAATTATGCGATCTGCCTAGCATCCCAAAGGATGCGGTGACGATCGAGCTAGCCGAAGCCGAGACAGAAAACGAATCGATCTCCAAGCCTGTAAGGTATTCAAAGGTTGGCGTGGATTGGTCTGCATATTCCCTTTCAAACGAGAAAGACGAACTAGCAGAAGCGTTCTTAGCGTAAGTCCCACGCGTGACGGTAAAACCGGCCCCGTTTGAAAAATCAGCACTAGGGTTCCCTTCTACGGTCAAGGAAGTGGAGGTCTTGGCGGTTACACGGTAGAACTTTGTGACTGCGCCTTTACTAACTCGTATAAAATCCCCGGGATCAACGTCAGTCGTTGTCAATGTGGCATGGCTGATAGATGAAGAGGCGAGCGTCAAAGTTCCAGTGAAAATGTCTGCCTGCGCTGGACTACTCCAAGCTGAAGCCTGGAGCGCGCCTAGAAGGAGAGCATCGAAGACTCCCGGTGATAGTTCGGTGTCAAACGAACCGCCGATGGACTCATTTGTTTTGATCAGATCATTAACCTGCCGATCTGAACGGATGATATCTGAAACCACGGTTTCGGGCGTTGCGCCCAAATCCGAAGTTCCTGTGTATTGTAGGGGGGCATAAGCGCCTGTGATAAGAGTGCCCGCCGTGGTTTCTTCTTTGAAC